AAGGAGAAGCAAATGTCTCAAGTTCAATCGCAAGTCCGTGTCACGTTGTCCGAAGCCCGCAACCTCATTGCTACCTGTGGTGCGGAAGTTACTATCATGCTGCAGGGTGGCATGGGCATCGGCAAATCGTCGTTGCTGTGGGGGTTGGCCGAGCAGTTCAAGAACACGCATGACGCGGTCTACATGGACATGACCACGAAGGACTTGGCCGATATCTCGGGTGTTCCGTATGTCGAGGAGCGCAACGGCATCAAGGTCACGCACTTCGCACCCAACAGCGAGCTGCGCCTGTTCAACAAGAAGCCGATCATCCTCATGCTGGACGAGTACGGCAAGGCCATGCGCCCGGTTCAGAACAGTGCCCTGCGCCTCATGCTGGAGCGTAATATGGGTGAGTATTCGTTGCCCGAGGGCAGCATCGTGTTCGGCACTACCAACCTCGTGGGTGAGGGTCTCGGTGACAACATCCAGCCCCATGCCCGTAACCGCTTGTCGTTCGTAACCGTCGAGTCTCCTGATCATGAGCAGTGGTGCGAGTGGGCGATCAACAACGGTGTCGAGGCCGAAGTCATTGCGTGGGTCAATCAGAATCCCCAGTGTCTTGCGTCGTTCGCTGACGGCGGGCAGGAGGACAATCACTACATCTTCCACCCCAACAAACCTGCGATGGCGTTCTGCACCCCGCGTTCACTGACCAAGGCAAGCAGCATCATCAAGCACCGTGTGACTCTCGGCGTCAACGCAACCATCGCTGGTGTGTCTGGCTGTGTGGGTGAATCGGCGGCGCGGGACATGATGGCGTATGCTGCACTGGCTGATAAGCTGCCGACGTGGGACAGCATCGTGAAGAACCCGGACACTGCCAAGCTGCCCGCTGATGGTGATGCTGCGGCGTCATTCATTACGATCTACTCGGCGTTGGCCCGCGTTGACAAGGGTAGCTTCGACCCGTGGATGGTGTATTGCCAGCGCATGGCCAAGGAGTTCCAAGCTGTGTTTTGTCTCAACGTGGTCAAGTCCCCGGCCCGTACGTTCGCACTGGCCAATCGCAGCTTCGTGAAGTGGGCGACCGAGAACCACTGGATGCTGGACGGGAAGTAAGGAGAGAAGCAATGAGCGAGCACCCGACTCAGTTTCGGTTTAAAAGATACACATGGTTTGGTGGGGGCACTGAGTGGTTTGTATACGATTGTCATGAGGACAAAAACGACGACAAACTCGTGGCCACCACATACAAAACCCAAGCCGAAGCCGAGGCGGTGTGCAAGCTCTTGAACGCAGCGGAGGGGGAATGAAGGTGCAACGCTTTGATGTAGTCCTGCATGAGCAATGGGATGTGAACACCGCCCAGATGCTTATACGCTACACCATCACAGATCGCCGCCTCATGAAGCGAGTAGATAATTTCCACACGGACGACCTCGATGAAGCATTGGCATTGTGCAAACTTATGAATGAAGGAGAGAAGATATGAAACTGACCGCTGAACAGCGCCTGTCACGGGCGCACTTGAAGATCGTCAACCACATCAAGCACTGTGCAATCGGTGGTGTCGTGATGTTTGGCAAGACCAGCATTGACGAGACCTTCCCGACTGCAGCAACCAACGGATATGAGACACGCTATGGCCGTGCGTTTGTCGATGATCTGGACGAGCCCGAGCTGCGCTTCCTTGTGCTGCACGAGAACTATCACAAAGCCTTCCGGCACCTGACAACGTGGCTGCATCTGTACAAGGAAGACCCGCAGCTGGCGAACCTAGCCTGTGACCATGTGATCAACCTGAAGCTGCTCGACCTCGACAACGGCGAAGGCTTCATCAAGATGCCGGTCAAACATCCGGGCGCTGCCGACCCCAAGTTCAAGGGTATGGACGCAGGGCAGGTGTTCCGTGAACTGCAGAAACAATGCCAGCAAGGCGGGGGTGGCAGCGGCGAAGGCGGCGCGACGGGTGACAAGTCGGGGCAGGGGCAGCAGGGGTTCGACCAACACGACTGGGAATCAGCCGAGGCCATGCCGGAGAAGCAGCAGCAAGAGATCGCCGCCCAGATCGACCAAGCCCTGCGCCAAGGTGCCATCCTTGCGGGTAAACGTGGCGGCAACATCGACCGCAGCCTTGCCGAACTGCTGGAGCCCAAGGTAAACTGGCGTGAGATGTTACGTGAGTTCGTGACTACGCAGTGCATGGGGCGTGACATGTCCTCGTGGCGTCGGGTGAACCGTCGGTTCGTGGCGGGTGGGATGTATCTGCCGGGGTATATCAGTGAATCGGTGGGGCGCATCCTGATTGGCGTTGACACGTCGGGTTCGATCGGTGGCCGGGAGTTGCAGGAGTTCATGTCCGAGGTGGTGGGTGTGGCCAAGCAGGTTCAGCCCGAGGTGCTCGACCTTGTGTATTGGGACAGCTGCGTTGCAGCCCACGAGAAGTACGGCGTGGACGAGCTGGAGGGGTTGGAGACCAAGACCAAACCGAAAGGTGGTGGCGGTACGAGTCCTTCTTGTGTGACAAGTCACATGCGTGCCAACAACCTCAAGCCCGAGTGCGCAATCATTTTGACCGACGGGCACGTCGGCAGTGACTGGGGTGGTGAGTGGCCGTGCCCTGTGCTGTTCGTGATCACTGGCGGTAACCGGGTGATCGCACCGGTGGGGAAGACTGTGCATATCTGAGGGGGTGACATGACGTACACCGAGGAAGAAGCCGAGGCTCTGTTGAAGGTGCTGGGGTACAGCGTGGAGCTGATCGACAGCCCGAAAGCTGATTGGGTGTGGCGGGTTGTGGTCTGCGACGTTTCCGGACGCCGCGTATCTGGAGGTAGGACTATAGCGGAAGCGCTGGATAGCACACGACGTTGGGTGCTGATGGAGGGGTTGGAGCTATGAAGTACACCGAGGAAGAAGCCAAGGCGCTGTTGAAGGTGCTGGGGTATGTGGTGATGTCGGTGCCGGAGTGGAGGCTCAAACCGGACTGCTATTTTAGATTCTCCGCTCACAGCACTGGCTCGCACTTCTCCGGCGACACCTACAACGAGCTGCTGGACTACTACTTGCTTGAGGAGAAACAACGTGAGCGAAGAGAAAAAAGAGAAAAAGTTTAGGCGTTACAAGGAAGCCGAGGCGAAGGCGCTGTTGAAGGTAATGGGCGTTACGGTGCATCAGTTCGCGCTGTGGAGAACCAACTGCAAGGAGTGGTATCGCTATAGAGCAGAGCACGGGAGCCTTGGCGGTGCCGCTGCAGATTCGTACTGCACTCTGATCAACAAATATATCGACCGAATGGAGGCAAGTCATGAGCAATAAAGAAGACAAGATGGTGATACTGACGATCGGGTACATGGACTTGGTGGTGCCCTGCGATTCGGCAATGGCGTTCATGAAGCACATCGTTGGTGAGCCTGTATATAAGTTCGACTCCAAGTGGCAGTCCGACACCAAGAAGTCACTGGAGTGCATCGAGCCTGTGACCATAACGATCGGCCACCTTAACCCGGAACGCTTCGCCATTGCCAAGCTGACGACGGAGGCGTTAAAGACCAAGAAAGAAGAGGAGACGCCATTTTGAAATACGCTGATCTGAGTGAGAAGGCAAAACGCAAGGCCGTCGAGTGGATGCAGGAGAGTAACGGCGAGCACTTCGATGGTGACTGCGTGATTGATGAGTGGAAGAACCTGCTGGGGTGCCTTGGGTTTATTGATGTGAACATCTTCTGGTCGGGCTTCTGCTCGCAAGGTGATGGCGCGTGCTTCATCGGTAGCTGGTCGGTGGATTGGTTGGAGCTGGAGAAAGTGCCGGGATACACGAGCGACGAACGAGCGAAGGAGCTCGTGGCCTACCCTGAGAAGGTACGTGGGTTGTACAAGCTGTTGAGCACGATCGACGAGGATGAAGAAAACTTTGAAAGCCCGGTTGTTGTGGGCTCGCTGCTGCAATGCTCGGGTCGTTATACCCACGAGAATTCTGTCTATTACACCTTTGATAGCGGCAACGCCTATCCCACGGACGACGCCGAGACCGAGTTTAAAGACTGGTGCAAGGACATGATGCGCATGATCTACAAGGACTTGGAGGCCGAGTATGAGTGGGTGACTGGCGAAGAGTATGCAGTAGAAGCAATCGAGTGTAATGACTATAACTTTAACGAAGAAGGAGAAGTGGAATGAACATGACATTGGAACAGCGGGTAGAAGCGTTGGAGGGGCAGTTAAAGAAAGCGATGGAGATTCTCGAGCGAACACCGTTGAACGACGAGATGAAGACCGCTGTCGAGATGTGCCTCAAGGAGTCCGAATGGTTCACGGGGGTGGTGGAAGAAATGCAGTCTGACTTGCAGGGCGGCCTCGAATCGGACTTGGAAAGTTTCGTGGAGCGGGAGGTTGAACGTCAGGTGTCGGATGCCGTGGACTCCGCTGTGGAAAACGCTGTGGACGACTACTCGCAGAACCTCAAAGACCTGCAGAGCGATGTAGAAGATGTAAAGCGTGATGTAAGTGAAGTCGAAAGTGAAGTTGAAGAACTGAGGACGCAAGTAGGAATTGCTGATAACGAGCTGCAAGAAGTAAAGAGCGAAGTCGAAGCACTGCAAGACCAAACCCAACAAGGAGATGACAAATGAAAAAGCTGCAGAAACGATCCGTGACCATTGCCCTCAACATCATGGCTGCACTGGGGGCTACCTACACCATCACCCTGCCGGACGGCACGAAGTACAGCAACACGCCTGCCAAGCCCGCAAAGAACTCCGGTCGCAAGTTCCGGGATGGCCGCAAGTACGGTGATCTGGCCGCGCACTACCGGCCTGTGGTGGACAAGATGAAGCCCTCGGATGTCGTGGATATCCCGTGCAAGAACTTCAACCCGAACAACTTGGCCGGTGCGATCTCGGCATGGTGCTGCACCAAGTGGGGCGTGGGGTCTGTGATGACCGCCGCGAGCAAGACCTCCGTAGAAGTCATGCGGGTCAAATAACCAATAAGGAGAAGCAACATGAGTATTACCACTAACGGTGTCTTGGTGGACCTGAACATCTCGGTCTGGACAGGACGCAAGCAGGACAAGAAGGTCAGCGGGGAGGTGGATGCCGCCAAGCACACCAAGACAAAGGCGGGGAACTATCACAAGAACCTCTTCGCTGGCACCGACAAGCTGGAGAAAGTGCAATCCATCTCGGGGAAAATCAGGAACTGGCATCTGCGTCAGACCCTGCCGTGGTCGGATACCGGCACGCGGTTGTTGCCGATGGGCAACTTCTTCGATTACAAACAAGAACTTAACAAGATGGAGCAGGAGTTCGATGCTGCGGTGCAAGATTTCATCACGGCATACCCAACCCTGATCTCCGCTGCGGCCTTCCAGATCGGTGCGCTGTTCAACAGGGACGACTACCCCACCGAGGACAAGATCAGGCACAAGTTCAACATTCGGACTGTCTTCCACCCTGTGCCGCTGGCTGATGACTTTCGCGTCGAGGCCGAATCTGCGCTCAAGACGGAGTTGCAGGATCAGTACGAAAAGATGTATCGTGAGCGCGAAGAGTCTACTGCCAAAGAACTTTGGGGGCGTCTGCACGAGTACCTGACGACTTTGGTGGACAGGCTGGAGAAGAAGCAGCAAGCGACGATCGCATCTGCGAATGGCGAAAAGACCAAGGCAGGGCAGTTCCACGAATCGCATCTGGAGAACGGTTCGGAGCTGTGCAGTTTGTTGAGTCGCTTGAACATCATGAATGACCCGCAGCTGGAAGCAGCACGGAAGTATCTCGAGTCCGCGTTGTCGGGTGTCACGGTCAAAGACATTCGCACCAGCGAAGGCACGCGCAACGAAGTCAAAGCGCGTGTGAAAGACATACTGGACAGGTTTGATTTCTGAGGACTACATGGCAACAAAACTCGACGGCGGTAAAGAGATAGTGCGGGAGCTTTCCATCACGGTGCAGGACGCTGGCGCTCGTGAGCTCGTTGTGACGGTGCGCGGGGATGGTGTGATGTACCTGCGTGCCAAGGGCTTGAAGCGGCAGGTGATGTGGAAGCTCAACGCACTTTACGAAAAAGGTATTAAAGAGGGAAGGAGTATCTGATGGCCATGACGCCCGAGGGGAAGGTGAAGAAGCAGGTTGTTGCGATTCTCAAGCGGCACAACGTATATCACTTCTTCCCTGCAGCAAACGGTTACGGTCGCACCGGTATCCCGGACATCATCTGTTGTTGGCGCGGGGCGTTCGTGGCTATCGAGTGTAAGGCCGGAAGAGGCCGCACGACTGCGTTGCAAGACCGAGAGATCGCACAGATTCTTGGTGCGGGTGGCCACGCGTTTGTGGTGAATGAAGACGCGCTCGACGCGCTTGCCAGCTTTTTTGAATAAACATGCCCCAGCTCCAACCGTTGGCGCGGCTGCGGTAGTTAGCCTGAATGACACACCTTGGGGCGGCTCATATGTAGGTAATTCAGGCACCGCGCACTTCTTTAACTTTAGTGGAGGCTATATGGCAGCACACAAGATTCCAGATTATGTGCAAAAGATTTACGCATACTTCGGCATACCGGTGCGGGACTGGCCGGATCACTTTACACAAGACCGGAGTGTGCGCAATGGGGTGCGGGCTGAGGTGGCGCAGGTGTACAAGCTTCTGCACAAGGAGCTTAAAGACGCGAGGAGAATCAAATGAAACCTTATGTCCTTGATGGAGCAGTGCTGGTGAAGCGCATGGCTGTCGTGCTGGTGGCGGGGCTGTTCGTTGGTGCTGCCGCTGCAGCGGTGGGATACAAAATCAAGGAAGTCGAACCGGCGATGCAGAAGGTTGCGCTGTCGGTATGCCCACTGCCACAGACGGAAGGTGAGATGACGGTGTACGTTGTTGAGAACGGTAAGATCAAATGCTGGAGGTGGAAATGAAGCTGCGACTTCTTGATGTTGTGCGAACCAAGCGGGGCACCATCGCTGTGGTGACAGAGCTTAACGAGGACGGAGAGGCGGCGGTAGCGTTTGCCCACGACAGTATGCAGAAGTATGCGTGGTACAAGCCTTCCGAGTTGCGGGTAATCAATAACGTCAAAGATACCTTTGGGGGATGAAATGAGACACAAACACGCAGACCTGATCCACGCATGGGCGGATGGTGCGGAAATTGAGATTTATGATTGCGGGAAATGGGTGGTGGTTCAGCACCCGACGTTTTCAGGTTCACTTGAATACCGCATCAAGCCCACGCCGAAGCCGGATGTGGTGCATCTGTATTACGTCGATGACGGAGAGCTAATTAAGTGCAAGAAAACAATTGGTCCTTGCGAAGACCCGCATGATCTACGAGTAACTTTCGACGGTGAAACCAAAAAACTTAAATCTGCGGAGGTGATTAAATGATTTCGATTGACGAGCAGATAGCGTATAAAAAACACGTTATCAAGTTGTTGCAAAGTATCGAATCACCGAGAGATGTTGCTAACGAAGAAGCCATCCTCGCCAGCCTTGAACGCCTGAAAGCCATTGATGCGGTGCAGGTGCCGGATGAACCGGAGTCTGTTCGGTATTTGCGTGAATGTGTTGTCGCTAGAACTCGCGGCGAATCAGCACTTCAATACATCGACACCCTGCGCGACCTGCTGAAAAGGGAGAGTGCAAGGGCTGACCGGCTAAGTCAAATGCGGCTGGACGATGAAGAACTGACCAGAAAATATCACGCCGAGAAACGGGCAGCAGAACGCCAGCTCGCCGCGATTCTGAAACTTGGCGCGGAGCCTAGCGAGGAAATGATTGCTGTTGGCGGGGAAGATTTGCCGTGTCCGTCAGATGCGATTCACGTTTTCCGCGCCATGTTCGCCAAACTGGTAGAAGAATCGGGGGTGAAGAAATGAGCGATACACCGAGGATGTCGAAAGCCTCCAGCTTGCCGATTGGCGGAGAACGAAATGAAGCAATTTTGTTTGAGGGTTGTCAGCTTGAGCGAGAGAACGAGGCGCTGCGGAAGTTGCTGGTAGAAGCGAAGAAGCATATACATCACTCAGATGGGTGTGACTACATACACGACTCCAGCGCAAGATGCGATTGCAATTATTTGCAGCTACTCTCCAGAATCGACGCAGCCATCAAGGAGCAATCACATGACTGATATTAAGCCGGTGGCGTTACTGCCGTGTTGTGGGTATGACAATACATCAGCGGTTTACTGGAATCCGTATAACAAGGTTTGCCAGTGCCACAACTGCGGGCATGTCTACACGCCAATTCTCCCCGAATCCGCCCTCACTCAAGCGCGAGAAGAAGGTCGGCGGGAGGGGATGCGGGAGGCGGCTGAGAAATACAAGGCGCTGGTGGAGGCGGCGGAGCAGGAACACGGCGGAAGTCATCATGAGCCGGAATGTCCGATCTGCATCGTCCTCGCCGCGCTGAATAAGGAGTAATCATGCACATCGGAACGATTACTGTTGAATGGTTCGACTTCATGCTCGGAACATTCTTTTTCTGTGTGTGGTGCGCCTATGACGGTTCGCTTGTCGAGGATGTCGCTGCGTGGTTTAAACGGAAGCTGAAGGATCAATCATGACCAGACTTGATTTTTTACTGAAGACCTTCGCCACCAACACCGAGCAGATGAAGGTTACGCTGGACACTCAGCAGACGATAGTGGACACGCTGGAATACATACGGGAAAAGAAGGAGTGGGTGGGTCTGACGGATGAAGAGATTGAGAAGTTGCTGGATGGAATGTCCCTTGGCTGTTGTGCTAGAGATGTGCGAATTGTTCAAGAAAAACTGAAGGAGAAAAACAATGGTTGAAATGAGATGGGTAGTTAGACAAGTTAAAGGACTTCCACCGGAGTTTAATTCCCTTAGTCCTAACGCTAAATACAAGGGTTTGAGGGGGTAAGTATGTTTTATCGTTTTAAGCTATGCACTAACAGTGTGTGGGTATCAGGCTGGGCGCGGGCGGAAGATGGGGTTGTGCAGGACGCAAGTAAACCGTTCGCTTTCAGTATTGGTAAACACATCGAGGTGTTGCTGGATTGGTTGGAGCGAAAAGGGTACCGCGTCGCTGTGTCCGAAAACCCCGGCGCTACAGAAACGAACATAGTCTAAGGAGAAGCGGAAATGAACGATGACGAATTTGATAAGGCACATGCCGTTATGGAGCAGTTTTCTCAGCTCATTGTTGTAACGGGTGTCACGCTGCTGAAAGACCTAGCCCCCGCACAGCAAGAATATGTGATCATGAAGATGGGGGACGAGTTTCGGTTCTGGAACGTCGAAGAAGTCTTGCGGCAAAGACAGCTTGTAAAGGAGCAGTTGAAATGTTCATGAAGTCCTACACTGACAAAGAAGTCAGGGAAGTATTACCGCCGATTCAAACGGAGAAGGTGTGTCTGCCGTGCGCGGGCAAGCTGGGCGGCAAGTTGGATCGCCGTTTGCCGAAGAAGTGGGCGTTTGCTACGTGCGACATCTGTGGCAAGAAGAACGAAGTGACAACCCCGAAGGAGTTAATATGGCGCTAGAAGCCCAAGTGGGCGGCAACCACTATAAAAGCATGGCCATCCAGCCGGTTGAGTACATCTACAAGAACAACATCCCGTATATCGAGGGGTGCGTGATCAAGTACGTCAGCCGCTGGCGCAACAAGAACGGTGTCGAAGACCTGCAGAAAGCGAAACACTTCATTGATCTGTTGATTGAACTGGAGAGTAAAAATGTCGAACGCTGACCTTGCTGTAATGTTTGGTGGTGTCTTTGTGTTTGTTGTGGTTATTTTGTACATCACGCATAAGTTCATAACGGTTTCAAACAAAGTGAAGGAGGTTTGCAGTAGTGAGCTACCCTACAAAGTCGATCCGCCGCATACAATCACTACCGTTGACGTGGCCATTCCCAGTAACCCAAAGCGACCCTACACCAAGCGCAGCAAGTACTGGACGGACAAGCGCAAGAAAGCCGCTGCGGCGAAAGCCCGCAAGACGAAACGTAAATCTAAATGACATCGAGGAGGCGTTGATATGAAATGGGAAGAACGAATACTGGCGTATGAAAAAGCAACGGGTTTTCCACGCAGTATGTTTGTCGCAGCGGACGGCAGGGTTGTCGGTACGTGGATCATGGGGAACGACTATCGAGTGAAGTCAACATACTACGGAGGCTACCCTGCAGGGTATTTGCGTAGAATCAAAGCGCTGTTCCCAGACAAGAAAAAGGTTCTGCACTTGTTCTCCGGCAAAGTAGATACGGCGTTGTTTCCGGGGGACACAGTGGATATCCTAGCCGCAAACAGCCCTACGTATGTAGACGACGCGCAAACCTTGACGAAGGTTCCGTTGCCCTCTTACGATTTGGTTATGGCTGACCCCCCGTATAGCGTGGAAGACTGCGAACACTACCAGACCACAATGATAAAACGTAACGTGGTGATGCGTAGTCTCGGGGAGCGCTGTAGCCCGGGGGCACATGTCGTGTGGCTGGATCAGGTGCTCCCCATGTATCGTAAAGACCAGTGGGTTATGGAAGCGGTGATCGGTATGGTGAAAAGCACCAACCACCGGTTTCGCGTTATAACTATTTTTAGGAGGCGTTGATATGAAGTGGACTGCGTGGAAGCCAACTACCGAAGCGTGTAGTTTTCGGTGTGATTGCGGACGAGCATTTAGGAGCGAAGTAGAATCCCGCGAGGGTGTATTGTGGAGCCGGTACCAAACACTAACCCGGAAAATCCGCTTGGAAGCTCACGAAGATTTGCACAACTGCGACTTCTCCTGCGCCCGCGAGTCGTGCATTAAACACCAACGCGATGAACTGTGGCAGTTAGCCCGCCCGATATACATCGAGGTGCAGCGCCGCTACGCGAAAAAAGCCCGCATGACTTTTGCTCAAACTATGACGTTAGCGTCGAAACTTTTGGAGGATTTGCCATGAACGGCAAACTGGACGAAGCCATCGCATATCTACGCAGCCGCAAGAAGTACATCGTTGACCCCGGCTGCAAGTTCATACCAACCAGCGCCGCGCATACCGACATCACGAAAACCGTCGAAGCGTATCGGCAGGAGGTGCTGGAGGAGCCGTCCGTGCGGCTGGTGAAAGGCAAGAAGAAATGAAATGCAGCTGCGGTGGGAAGACGCGTGTGTTGGATCGCCGGGGTATTTACCGGCGCAGGGAGTGCCTCGCGTGCGGCATTCGTTTTTCTACGAAGGAGTCTATGGTGAACCGGCAATCGGTCCGCAAAAAGGCCAAGCCGATCGAAGAAAAGCGCCGCGCATACAAAAAGCATGAGGCACCCACCATGCCACCCAACACACGGGCGCAGGTAACATTGAACGTCAGCGCACGTCGAAAACTAGAGGAGCTGCGAGACATGCGAGGCATGAAAGGTGATGGGTACGACTATGAGTATTAACCTGCTAACGCTGGACTTCGAGACGTACTACAGCAAGGAGTTCAGTCTGTCCAAGATCACAACGGAGTCGTACATCCGGGACGATCAGTTCGAGGTAATCGGCGTAGCTGTGAAGGTCAATGACGAGGATACACAGTGGTTCAGCGGCAGCTTCGAGGAGACCAAGGCGTGGCTGCAGCAGTTCGACTGGGCTAACTCAATGCTGCTGGCACACAACTGTGCCTTCGATGCGGCGATCCTGAGTTGGCGGTTCGACATACACCCCAAGATTCTGGCCGATACCATGTCGATGGGTAACGCTGTAGGCGATGGGTCAGGGTCAGTGTCGCTGAAGGCGCTGTCCGAGCGGTATGAGTTGGGTGAGAAGGGCGACGAGGTCATCAACGCGATCGGCAAGCGGCGAGCGGACTTCACCCCGGAAGAACTATCACGCTACGGGAACTACTGCATCAACGACGTAAACCTGTGCTACCTGCTGTTTCAGATCATGCTGGCCAAGGGTTTCCCCAAGGCGGAGCTGAAGTTGATCGACATGACGCTGCGGATGTTCACGGAGCCGGTCTTCGAGCTTGATCTGGAGACGCTGGAGATTCATCTTGAGAGCGTCCTGCACAAGAAAGAGAAGCTCATGCAGGCGCTGGGTCAGGGTGTAGAGCTAACTGCGATCATGTCGAACCCACAGTTTGCCGAACTGTTGAAGGCCCGGGGTATCGAGCCGCCCATGAAGATTAGCCCCACCACGGGTATGAAGACCTACGCGTTCGCCAAGACAGATGAGGCGTTTCGTGCGTTGTTGGAACACGAGGACGTGTATGTGCAGGCGCTGGTCGCGGCACGGTTGGGCACCAAATCTACCCTCGAAGAGACCCGCACCCAGCGGCTGATCGACATCGCCAAGCGGGGTAAGCTGCCGGTACCCATCAAGTACTGCGGTGCCCGGACGAAGCGGTGGTCGGGCGAGGGCGGGGGCATCAACATGCAGAACCTGCCACGGTCTTCACCCATCAAGCAGGCCATCAAGGCACCGGAGGGGCACTCCATCGTCGGGGTTGACCTGTCCAACATCGAGCTGCGGGTCGGCCTGTGGTTCGGCGGTATGAGGGGTAAGCTTGACCAGCTGCGCAACGGCCTTGACCTGTATAAAGACTTCGCCTCGTTGGTGTTCGGAGTCCCCTACGCAGACGTGGATAAAGACCAGCGGTTCATCGGCAAAACCTCGCAGTTGAGTCTGATCTATGGTGTCGGTGCGGACAAGCTACGGCAGGCCATCAAGACCGGCTCCCGCAAGGACATCGGGGAGGATCAGGCCAAGCGGATCGTAGCCCTGTACCGCAGCCAGTATGCCGGGGTAGTCAGTGCGTGGGACCAAGGTGAGAAGGTGCTGCAGGCCATATGCCGCGACCAATATATGGAGTTCGGGCCGATCAAAGTCCACGGCAGGGAGGGGTTGCTCCTGCCCAGCGGGTTGTATATGCAGTATCCCTTGTTGCAGCGCACACGTGATGGGTGGTCGTACAAGGTCCGCAACGGCTGGGAGCATATCTACGGAGCCAAGGTGTTTCAGGGATCGATTCAGGCGCTGGCCCGGTGCGTGATTGGCGATGGGATGCTGCGCACCCAAAAAACGATACCCGACCTGCCGATCGCGCTGACAATCCATGATGCTGACTACATGGTAGTGCCAGATTTGTTGGCAGAGGTTACAATGGAGCAGATGATTGCCGACCTTTGCGTGCCCCCGTCGTGGGCACCTGACCTGCCGCTGGCTGCGGAGGGAGCGTTTGGCAAGACCTTGTTCGATTGTTGAATATAACCGAGGGGCCTTCTGTGTCTGTCAAATGGTCATACAGCAGTCTTTCCCTGTTCCAACAATGCCCGAAGAAGTACTACCACCTGCGGGTGGAGAAGAGCATCAAGGAGCCGCAGTCCGAGCAGATGCGGTATGGCCTCGACCTGCACAAAGCTGCGGAAGAATACATCCGTGACGGCTTCGCACTGCCCGAGGGGTTTGCGTTTATGCGGGAGACGCTGGACCAGCTGAAGGCGCTACCCGGCGAGAAGTATTGTGAGTACAAGCTGGGTCTGACCCGCGACTTGGAGCCGTGCGAGTTCTTCGATGACAACGTGTGGTGGCGTGGCATTGCCGACCTGCTGGTCATCAACGGTGACGAGGCGCGGGTGCTGGACTACAAGACCGGCAAAGACAAGTACGCAGACACAAAGCAGTTGGAGATTCTTGCGCTGGCTGTGTTCAAGAAGTTCCCGCAGGTGCAGCGGGTGAAGGCCGGGTTGTTGTTCGTGATCCATACGAACTTCATCAAGACCGCGTACGAACGCACCAAAGAGATGGAGTTGTGGAACAAGTGGCTACCAGAGACCAACAAGCTGGAGACCGCGTATGAAAAAAGTGTGTGGAATGCCAAACAGAACTTCACCTGTAAAAGTTGGTGTCCTGTTATGAGCTGCCCGCACAATGGGAAACGATAGGAGAAAACATGAATCAAGAGGACAGAGAGATGGCGAACGCCGCGCTGGCACTGGACGAAACGATCAACGAGCGTGTTATTCAGGCGTTGACGGTGAACTCGTTTGCGGTTGAATCGATAGTGATGGACATCATCAGGAACCGCTGCCAATACGACTCAACCTTTCAGAGCATCATCGCCAAAATCATCAAGGACCGTATCCGAGAGCTATAGGAGATTACCATGCCCTACAAAAACAAACCCCGCCCGTACGGGAAAGAGTACGCGCAGTATCAAGGCAAGCCCGAGCAGATCAAGAACCGCGCCAAGCGTAACGCCGCCCGCGCTGAGATGGTGAAGAAGGGTCGTGTTCGCAAGGGCGATGGTAAAGATGTAGACCATGCGGTGCCGCTGTCCAAGGGGGGTGCCAACGTCAAGGGCAACCTTCGGGTAAAGTCCGCCAGCGACAACCGCAGCTTCAAACGCAATAGCGACCGGAGCGTCAAGAAGAACACGTAGTGTGTGCGGCCCAGCTGGAGGTGGCTTAAAACACCAGCAACTACAGGTTGTATTCTAGTTGGACACCTCCACAACTGATGTGGTTGACACCTCGGAAAGACGGGGACAGAATATGCAGCACAACAACGAGCAGCGTGCAAACAAGCACTTTGCTCCGCAACGCTTTTGGAGAGGCGATGGAAATAGTAGAAAACAAAGCACTCAAGCTGCGGGTGCGCGACCCCAAGAGGATCACCAACGTCATCCCGAAGAGCGCATTGATCGGGGACAACGAAGTGCTGGTGAAGTGGGGGCTGGAGGAAGCTCAGGTGCTGCGCAATCTGGGCATCAAGAACGTGCCGTCACCCATCAACAAGGACTACCAATGGCCCGGGCTGTATAAGCCGTTCGACCACCAACGCGTAACCGCAGCGTTCATGACCATGCACCGCCGTGCGTTCTGTTTCAACGAGCAGGGCACCGGCAAGACCGCCAGCGTGATTTGGGCGGCGGACTACCTCATCAAGCTGGGCTACGTGCGCAGGGTGTTGGTGCTGTGCCCGCTGTCGATCATGCAGTCGGCGTGGCAGGCGGACTTGTTCCAGTGCGCGATGCACCGTACGGTGGTGGTAGCCCATCATCGGAACGCCAGACGCCGCAGGGAGTTGATACAGCAGGACGCTGAGTTTGTGATCATGAACTACGATGGGCTGGAGATCGTAGCGGATACCGTGATCGAGGATGGTGGGTTCGACCTGATCGTCGTGGATGAAGCCAATGCGCTGAAGAACCCCGGCACCGACCGATGGAAGGCGTTTGCCAAAGTACTGCGCCCCGATAGCTGGGTGTGGCTGCTGACCGGTACCCCTGCGGCACAGTCGCCTGAAGATGCGTATGGGCTGGCCAAGATCGTGAATCCCGGCGGTGTGCCCAAGTTCCGTGGTGCGTTCAAGGACATGGTGATGAACAAGATCACGCAGTTCCGGTGGGTGCCCAAGCCCAACGCTACTGAGACCGTCCACCGCGTACTGCAGCCAGCCATCCGGTTCACCAAGGAGGAGTGCCTTGACCTGCCGGAGATGACGTATGTGACACGGGACGTGCCGATGTCCAAGCAGCAGGAGAAGTACTACCAGCAGATGCGCACCGAGATGTTGATGGTTGCAGCGGGTGAAGAGATCAGTGCGGTTAATGCTGCGGCAAAGTTGACCAAACTACTACAGATTAGTTGCGGTGCAGTATATGCAGACAGTAAAGAGATTGTGGACTTTGACTGCAAAGACCGGATGAAAGTGCTTAAGGAAGTCATTGACGAGTCAAGCCACAAAGTCCTAGTATTTGCACCATACCGCCACAGCATCTACGCGATTGCAGAAGAACTTAAAAAGTCAGGCTACGCGGTTGGTGTAATCGACGGTGGTGTGTCTCCGGGGAAGCGAACCGAGCTATTCAATAAGTTTCAAAACACGCCTGAACCGCGTGTGCTGGTGATTCAACCGCAGGCTGCATCGCATGGTGTGACTCTTCACGCAGCGAACACCGTTGTGTATTGGTCGCCCGTCATGTCAGTCGAAACGTATTTGCAAGCGAACGCAAGGGTCCACAGGTCAGGACAAAAGAACAAGACGACCGTCGTTCATTTGCAAGGTAGTTCCGTGGAGCGAAAGCTCTACAAGATGTTGCAGGGGAAGGTGGATATCCACGAGAAGCTAGTTGGACTTTACAAAGAGGAAATGCAAGATGAGTGAAGAACTTGGAGCGGATAAGCTCGTCAAGGTGTTTATCAAAATCCGTGACGCACGGGAAGCGCTTGCCCGTAAGTATGAAGAAGATGATGGCAACCTCAAGGAGCAGCAGGAAGTAATCAAGCAGGAGCTGTTGGATCGCTGCAAGTCTGTTGGAGCTGACAGCCTGAAGACCACGTTTGGAACTGTCACGCGCACGGTCAAGACGCGTTTTTGGTCTAACGACTGGAGTTCGATGCACGAGTTCTGCAAGGAGCACGACACACTTGATCTGATGGAACGCCGCATCAGTCAGGGCAACATGAAGACGTTTCTGAAGGACAACCCGGATATCAAAATCCCCGGGCTTAATTCGGACAGCTTCTACGATGTAACCGTTCGGCGCAGCAGTAAATAACCAAGGAGAAGCAAGCATGGCATCTGAAATGACTTTGTTTAAAGACGGCGTTCAACTCCCGGCGTACCTCAAGAACCGTGAGATGGATGATGTGACCAAGAGCCTGATGGGTGGCGGATCGCTGGCCAAGCGTATCTCGATCAAGGGCGGTGTGTGGCGGCTGATGTCCGGCGGCAAGGAGATCGCGGTCAACGAAGATCGGGCGATGAACTTCGTCATCGTCAACGCAGCACCGAAAGTCGGGCGCACGTTCTATCAAGGCACGTATGACCCGGATGCGGAGAAGGCTTCGGCACCGGTCTGTTGGTCGGCCAACGGTGATACCCCCGATGCGTCGGTTTCCGAACCGCAGAGCAAGACCTGCGCGAACTGCCCGCAGAACATCAAGGGCTCCGGTCAGGGTGACTCCCGGGCGTGCCGCTTCAGCCAGCGTGTTGCGGTGGTGCTGGAGAACGATCTGGAGGGTGACGTGTTTCAGCTGTCGCTGCCCGCCGCGTCGATCTTCGGCAACGGCGAGAACGGCAAGCTGCCGCTGCAGGCGTATGTGAAGTTCCTCGCGGGCTTCAACGTGCCGATCACTGCGGTCGTTACCGAGGCGCGGTTCGATACCAATGCGGCTACGCCGAAGCTGACGTTCAAAGCCGCTCGTCCGTTGTCCGAGGCCGAGTATGCGCAGTGCCAAGCAGCCGGTCAGACTGCTGCAGCCAAACAGGCCATCGCGTTCACGGTGTCGCAGCAGGATGGCGTGAAGCAGATCGAGAAGCGGGACGAGGAGTTCCGCAGCAACGACAAGCCGGTCACGAAGAAAGCCGCCGAGCCGGAACCCGAGAAGGCCGAAGCCACGGAAGAAGCGCCGACCAAGCGCACGACCAAGGCTCCTGCACCCGAACCGAAAAAGGACGCCAAAGCACTGCTTGCTGAGTGGGACGACTGAAGCTAGGTCGTGTCGGGGGTAGGGACGCCTACCCCCATTTTTTCTTTCGGACGGATCACCCATGCAAACACGAAGTGAATTCCTGCAGGCTGTTCTACCTGCAGAGGGGGTCTATGTAGCGGTTGCCATCGACGGGAAGCGGGTGTCACAGACGTTTCACGATACGGTAACCGATCTCGAGGCGCGGTGCGACACACTGATTAGCGAGGGGCAAAACACATTTTTTGCGGTAGCGACATTCAATACCGTCGGCACGCGCACGACGGACAACATGAAGCTGATCCGGTCCCTGTTCGTGGACTTGGATTGCGGCGAAGACGAGGAAGGCAGGAAGTACGCCACACAGGCTGAAGCGGTTGCTGCACTGCGGGAGTTCGTCAAGGACATGCGGCTACCCACACCGTGGGTCATCAACTCAGGCCGGGGCATCCACGCCTACTGGCCGTTCACCGAGGCAGTCAACCGGTTGCAGTGGAAGCCGGTGGCCGAGAAACTGAAGCAGCTGTGCGCCATCAAGGGGTTCAAAGCTGACCCTGCTGTCACGGCTGACGCCGTGCGGGTGCTGCGGGTGCCGGGGTCATTCAACGTCAAGGACAAAGACAATCCCCTGCCGGTGGAGATTCTGAAGGCTGGGGTAGCCACCCATTTCGATGATTTACGGCAGCTGCTGGGGGTGTCAGAGTTCGATGCGTCAGCCGCCAAGCGCCCGATGGATGAAGTCACCAAGAACCTGCTGGCGAACCGTCCGTCCCACTTCAAGGACATTCTGCAGAAGAGCGTGGCGGGGGAAGGCTGCAACCAGATCATGCACGCGGTGGGCAACCAAGCCACCATCCCGGAGCCGTTGTGGCGGGCCACGCTGTCTGTAGCGCAGCACTGCGCCGATCGGGACAAGGCCATCCATGTTGCGTCAAAACAACACCCGGGCTACGACCCGGGCGAGACCGAGCGCAAAGCCAGCGCGACCAAGGGGCCCTACACCTGCGCGTCGTTCCAGAAGATCGATCCCACATTGTGCGAAGGCTGTCCGCATCTTGGTAAGATCAGCTCCCCGATCACGCTGGGTATGGGGCGGGTGCTGGAGGCTACGCAGGAGGATCGCACGGTCGAGGTGGTGCTGCCGGAGTCCGAGGAGCCGGTGGTCTATGAGATACCTGCATACCCCTTCCCGTTCTTCAGGGGCAAGAATGGCGGCGTTTACGTCAGGGAGCAGGTGGAGGACAAGAAGACCGGGGCCACGCACGAAGAAGACACCCTGATCTACCCGCATGACTTCTATCTGGTGGCGCAGATTTCTGACCCACATGACGGCGCAACGGGGCTGTTTCGGGTTCACTTCCCGCAGGACGGGGTCAGGGAGTTCTGCGTGCCGCTGTCGGACATGCTGGCGAAGGATCGATTCCGCGACTCTATCGCAACGGTGGGCATGTGCCCGCAAGGTCAACAACTGGACAAGCTTATGGCGTATTCAAACTACTG